CCCAGATTATTAAGAGAAGAAGGATAATATGAAATCAATAGATAAGTTATATACCGAATGGGCATGGAGATCTAAATCAGGTATTCCCAACATAAGCAACCCAGAAGATAAAACCATACTTGACAGTATTTTATCAGAACTTAATTTAGAAGAAGAACCAATATTATATGAAGGCTCAGATAGCTATGATACTCAAATCTTTGCTCAATTAAAAGAGAAAGGTGTAATAGAAGATAATGATCCAATACCCCCTTCATTGGGGGATTATAAATGGCTAGGTAAAAATGGTGGTAATTTTACTGAGTCTATAACTAACTCACAAGACCTTAAAATTTGGAAGCTACTATGGACATTAAAACCACTAACAGCAAAAGGTGAATCTGACAATTTAGGAGTTGGAAAAGGAGAAATAAGTTTATACTGGCTGTACAACTACAATAAAAAAAATGCTGTTAAGGTAGCCGAAGGAAGAGCAGGAGATGACCCTGATTTAAGATTTGAAGGAGTAGGAGTAGAAGTAAAAGCAATGCCTAGTGGTACCGCATCAATTAACCTAGGTAAGTTTAGCCAAGACAAAAGTAACCTTCAATTACTTTCTCTAGCATTCGGGCTTAATACGTTAACAAACGTCTTAGATCCCCAAACAGAAGCTAAAGTACTCAACCCAGGAGGGTTTAACGGAAAAGACCTACCAGCTGTGTTTGAATCAGTATTCAAATTTTCAAATTTACAAAACCTGGAAGATCTTGCTAGTAAGTATTCTGTTTTTGAAACTATTAAAAATAACACCAATCACCTTATAGAGAAACTAGGCGGAGCTACCGATTCTACGGAAGCAGCAAAAGCATTGGCAACTTTGATTCTTATAAAAAAATTAGGTAGAAAACCTGGTGATGGAAATTACCTAACTAATGTTACCCCAACTGGTACAATGCACTGGTGGAATATAGACATGAATAAAATAAGACAGTCTGAAAACCTACTATCATCCTTTGGAGTTAACCAAAGTCAAATAAAACTTAACTTTAGCAAAGTATTGAGTTAAAAACTAGTTATGGCACAAGACATAAAAAAAATTGTAGCACAAGAATTTATCAAGTGTGCAAAAGATCCGGCGTACTTTATGAAAAAGTATTGCCACATACAGCATCCTACTAGAGGCCGTATACTATTTGCTTTATATCCATTTCAAGAAAAAGTATTACATTTATTTAGAGATAACCAATATTTAATTACCCTTAAATCTAGACAGCTAGGTATATCTACTTTAGCATCTGCTTATAGTTTATGGTTAATGTTATTTCATAAAGATAAAAACGTTTTAGCATTAGCAACAACACAAGCAACAGCTCGTAACCTAGTAACCAAAGTAACCTTCATGTATGATGAGTTACCTAAATGGTTAAAACTACCAGCAGTAGAAAAAAACAAATTATCACTAAGACTTAAAAACGGATCTAAAGTACAAGCTAAATCATCTTCACCTGATGCTGCAAGATCAGAAGCAGTATCGTTACTCCTTATGGATGAAGCAGCCTTTATAGAGAATGTAGATGAAACCTTCACCGCTGCTCAACAAACCTTAGCAACGGGTGGACAATGTATGGCACTGTCTACTCCTAATGGTATAGGAAACTGGTTCCACCAAACATGGGAAAAAGCAGAATCCGGTGAAAATAGTTTTTTACCTATAAGATTACCCTGGTCTGTACACCCTGAAAGAAATCAAAGTTGGAGAGATATACAAGATCAAGATCTAGGCCCTAAAATGGCCGGTCAGGAATGTGACTGTGACTTCTTAGCTTCTGGGGATACGGTATTTGAAAATGAAGATATGGCTTTCTATGAAGAAACCTATCAAAGGGACCCTTTAGAAAGAAGAGGAGCAGATGGAAATTTATGGATATGGGAAAGTGCAGACTATTCTAAATCGTATATGGTAGTAGCAGATGTCGCTAGAGGTGATGCAACTGACTACTCCGCCTTTCACATATTTGATATCGAACAATGTGTACAGGTAGCCGAATATAAAGGTAAACTTTCACCAAAAGAATTTGGTAATATGCTAGTTGGTATAGCATCAGAGTATAATGATGCACTATTAGTTTGTGAAAATGCTAACATAGGATGGGCTACTATAGAACAGATACTTGAAAGAGAGTATAAGAACATGTATTACAGTTCTACTAGCAATATGGAATCAGTAGAATCTTACATGCATAAGTTCGAAAGAGATAAGCTTGTACCCGGCTTTACCATGTCATCTAGAACTAGACCTTTAGTAATAGCTAAGATGATAGAGTATATAAGAGACCATTCAGTAACAATACAATCTAAAAGACTTATGTCTGAAATGAGAGTATTTGTATGGAAAAACGGTAAAGCACAAGCTCAAGATAGATATAACGATGATTTAATTATATCTTTTGCTACTGCACTGTATGTGAGAGATACAGCATTAAGAATGAGACAACAAGGATTAGATCTTTCTAGAGCACAATTATCTTCATTTACTAATTTAAATCTTCAAAACAAAGCTATCATGTCAAATGTTGGTAGTCAGAGAGAAAATCCTTATCTTATAAAGACACCCTCTGGTGAAGAAGACATCAGATGGTTGTTAAAATAGATCTATTTATAATTAAAAACAACCGGAATGGCGGATACTTCCTTATTTGGTAGACTTAAAAGATTATTTGCATCAGACGTAATAGTAAGAAACGTTGGTGGAGATGAACTTAAAGTTGCCGACACTAATCAGATTCAAACTACTGGTAGATACCAGACTAATTCACTAGTTGATAGGTTTAGTAGACTGTATATATATAATAATAAAAATATATACAACCCTAATCTAAACTATCAGACTTTAAGAATACAACTTTATTCTGATTATGAAGCTATGGACACAGATCCAATTATAGCATCTGCATTAGATATTATAGCTGATGAAGCAACAGTAAAGAATGACCAGAATGAAATTCTTTCTATTAAATCATCAGACGAAAATATACAAAGAGTTCTTTATAATTTATTCTATGACGTATTAAATATAGAATTTAACTTATGGTCATGGACTAGAAATATGTGTAAATACGGTGACTTCTTTTTAAAGTTAGAAGTAGCTGAGAAGTTTGGAGTTTATAATGTGCTCCCTTACACTGTATATCATATGATCAGAGAAGAGGGATTAGATCCTGCAAATCCTGCAGCAGTTACATTTAAGTTAGACCCAGATGGACTAGCTTCCTCACAGAGTCCAAATTACTTACCTAAGAAGAAAAATGAATCTAGAGTAATAGAATTTGACAATTACGAAATTGCTCACTTTAGACTTATATCAGATACTAATTTCTTACCTTACGGTAGATCTTATTTGGAGCCTGCTAGAAAAATATTTAAACAAGCTACTCTAATGGAAGATGCGATGTTAATACACCGTATTACTAGATCAGCTGAAAAGAGAATGTTCTATATCAATGTCGGTAATGTACCGCCTAATGAAGTAGAACAATTTATGCAAAAGACCATCAATCAAATGAAAAAAACTCCTTATGTAGGAGATGATGGTCAATACAATTTAAGATTTAATCTCCAAAATATGATGGAAGATTTCTACCTACCTGTAAGAGGAGGAGATACTTCTACCCGTATTGAGACTACTAAAGGATTAGAGTATGATGGCGTTACAGACGTTCAATACCTACAAGCTAAACTATTTGCAGCATTAAAAATACCTAAAGCTTACTTTGGTTATGAAGGAGATCTATCAGGTAAAGCTACATTAGCCGCAGAAGATATAAGATTCGCCAGAACAGTAGAGCGTATTCAAAAGATAATGGAATCAGAGCTAACTAAAATAGCTTTGGTACATCTATATACTCAAGGTTTTACAGGAGAATCTCTTACAAATTTTGAAATTAAGTTAACTGTACCATCTATAATATTTGAACAAGAGAAAATAGCTCTACTTAAAGAGAAAGTAGATCTAGCTGCTCAAATGAAAGATAGTAAGATGTTTTCTTCTGATTACATATATGAGAAGATATTTGATATGTCTGAAGACCAGTATCTTGAAGAAAGAGCATTAGTGAGAGAAGATAGTAAATCTAGCTTTAGAATCGCACAAATAGAAAACGAAGGTAATGATCCTGCAAAATCAGGAATGACTTACGGTACACCGCACGATTTAGCTTCTATGTACGGTAGACGATCAGTATCTACCCCAAAAGGAGGCTCACCAGGAGAAGTACCACAAGGCTATTCAGAAACCGAAACCGAACCAAAATGGGGTCAACCTGGACCAGAAGGAGGAAGACCTAAAGAAAAAGCATCCGTATACGGTACTACCGATAACCCAATAGGGGGAAGAGATCCGCTAGGTACTCATGGAATGCATGGAGGGTTTCCATCAGACAATGATAACGTAATGGAAAACCTTACTACTCAAGCGGTTTACCATAAAAACAAAGAGGCATTAAAGAATATTGTCTTTACTAAAGAAGTTAAAATTGAATCAGATCTCCTTAAAGAAGAGAACATTAGAGATTTAGGTAACTAAAGCATATTTATATATAGCAAACGTGTATAATGAAAATAAAACATTCAAAATTTCGTAATACAGGTCTTATTTTTGAATTGCTTGTGAAGCAAATAGCTGTAGACACTCTTAACGGTAGTGATTCTCCTGCAGTAGGAATTATAAAAAATTTCTATGCCAATAAATCTTCACTAGCTAAGGAATACAAACTATATGAATTTATAGTTAAAAATAAGAACGTATCACAATCTAGAGCTGAAGCAATAGTTTCAACTATTACTGAGGTGTCTAGAAAACTAGATTTAAAAACACTAAAGGTTCAAAAGTATGAACTTATTTCTGAAATAAAGAATAAGTATAATATTGAAGAATTTTTTGGTATGCAAGTTAGAGACTATAAACCTCTAGCTGCGCTATACTGTTTACTAGAAGCTCAGAATAATGATAATTTAATTAACCCTAAGGTTCTAATAGATAATAAAACTACAATATTAGAGCATCTGACCTCTGCACCTCAAAACGAGGAAGAAGTAAAGGATACATTAATTGAAGAATATTCTAAATACGATAAAGACCTTAAACTATTAACGTTTAAATTCCTATTAGAAAAGTTTAACGATAAGTATAGAAACTTACTTCCAGAACAAAAAAATATATTAAAAGAATTTATTACATCTGTCAACTCACAATCACGCTTGAGAACTTTAGTTAATGAAGAAATGAATAAAATTGCTTCCGCAGTTAGAAAGTTATCATCTAAAGTAAATGACGATGTAGTAAAAATAAAACTAACTGAAGTATCTAAATCTATTAAACCTTTAAGTAATAAAGATAAAATTAAAGATAGTCACTTAGTAAACTTAATGCAGTATTACGATTTAGTAAATGAGTTAAAAGCTCTGTAATGAAAAAATCAGAACTTACCTCATTAGTTAGAGAAGTATTAAAGGAACTAGATGAAGCAAACGCAACCAGCACAGGTGGTGCATCATTTACTCCCGGAGACGGAGCTCAGTATGCTACACCAAAAGCATTTGGTAAAGGTACTAAAGCAAAGAAAACATTAACTAAGCTTGGCTGGAAGAAACAAGAAAGACCAAAAAGGCCATCACATACAAAAGGATTTGATTACTTATAAGATATGAGAGCAGTAACAGCAACAGAAAAATATAGAGCAGTGAACGAAGGTTCTCTGTCTAAAAAAGAGTTTGTCCGTCAAATGAGACAGCAATACCCTATGTACATTTCACAGTTTAATGGATATAACGACACCGTTCAGATCCTTAAAAATAAAGCGATGTTATTTGAAGCTTCTAAACCTGCATTTGCAGAGGCAAAAGTTTATGATGATCGCCCAGCACTTACTTATTCACTTGATGCTCTAGACAGAGGTATTAGAATTGAGCTAGGAGTACTTAAATTAGACCCAGCATCTGCTAGTATATCTAGAGAAGCATTAGATACTGCAACTAGTAAAGCAAAAACTAACCTAGAGAAAGACTGTAACCACTACCTTAATTTAATGTCTGGTGAATCTAATAAAGTAGATAAGCATGATAGAGATGTTGAAGTAAAAAGAGGAGACAAAGCTACAGATGTATTTAACGGTCTTAAAAAGGCAACGTTAAAAGAAGAAATTGAAGGTAATCAAGATGGAGATGATGAAGAGTTATCACCAGAAGAGTTAGCAAATAAGCATGCTGGTTCTCCTATGAAAGGAAGAATGAAAGAAGATGAAGAAGAAGATGCTAAAAATGATGCAGACTACGAAGCAGGATGGCATGATGATCCCCGTAAAGACGAAACTATGACTGAAGATGCTAAAAAGCAACTTTTAGGTAAAGTAGTTGGAGCACTAAGAACTAAATACCCAGATATTACAGGAGGTGTACTTAAAAACTTTATTTTAACTCACGGCCAAGATCTATTAAATGGAGCTGATATTGAAGACGAGTTTGGAGAGTATATCTCTGTAAACTACGAAGGTCCTTCTGATATGAGTGAAGCTGAAGAAGGTATTGATATGTCCTCTAAAGACGGATATATATCTTTTATCGATAATGAAAATATTTTAACTAACTATACTCCAGAAGATGCAGAAGAAATGGCTAGAGAGTTAGCCATGACTCATCATGATGCAGGTCAAGATCAAGATAACTTTGTTAGGTCATTTATGGCTGCCTATAAAGAAGGTGGACACGACACACATGACCAAGTTCATGAAAAGCAAGGTAAAGATCATGACGGAGATGGAGACATCGATGGAGATGATTATATGGCATCTAAAGATAAGGCTATTAAAAAAGCTATGGGGAAAGATGAAGGCTATGCAATGAAAAGAATGCAACAAGCTCATCAACAAGCTTCTCAAGCAGGTGAAAAATCCGCCTACGATAAAAAAGATAAAGAAAAGGAAGATAAAGATAAACAGATTAAAGAAGCCATCAAATCTATTATTAGAAAGACATTAAATGAAGATAATTTAAATGAAGCAGCAACAGTTAAGTTAGCTGATTGGGCAGAATCTTATGAATCATTTCCCGGTGTTAAACCAGTGGTTAATGAATTAGAGAATATCGTAACAGAAATTGAATCTTTCTATGATAGAATGTCAGACAAAATTGGTAAGGTATTTGAAAAAACAGGAGCTTTTGAGAACGAAGAAGGACTGAAAATTGGAGGTTTTATTGCCCCTAGTTTAGAAGCAGCCTTTGGACGAGATCTAAGTAAGGTTATTAAGAAAGTATCCTTTTATGGTAAAATTAACCTACCTAAAGTTAGAACTATAACTCAAGCAGATATTGACTCAAACGCTACAGGTGAAACACCTTTAGGAGAAACTGAGAATACTTCAATGAGACCAAAGTCAACTTTATATACACCAAACTTTTAAGATATGGCACAATTATTAGTAGATGTTACACCATTTAAGTCAACCTTAAAAGAATCCAAAACTAAACCGGGTACTTTTGAAGTAGAAGGTATTATGCAACGAGCAACTGCAGAAAACCAAAATGGAAGAGTATACTCGAAAGAGATTCTCATGAGAGAGGCTAAGAAGTACACAGACGAGTTTGTCAATAACGGCAACGCCTTTGGAGAACTTGATCACCCTGAGTCTCCTGTAGTATCATTAAAGAATGCATCTCATATAGTTAAAGAGCTATACTGGAAGGGAGACGACCTAATGGGTAAGATTGAACTACTAAATACCCCAGCAGGTAATATAGTTAAAGAGATAGTTAAAGCAGGTCATACAATCGGTATCTCATCTAGGGGTACAGGTTCTGTAAATCAAACAAATGAAGGTACATTAGAAGTACAACCAGACTTTGAATTAGTCTGTTGGGACTTTGTATCTAATCCATCTACACATGGAGCCTTTATGAATCCTATTTCATTACAGGAAGGTAAAGAAAAACTTTCAAAGTATGCTGGAGTTAACAGCATTATCAACGATATACTAAGAGCATAAAATTTAAATAATACAATCATAAATAATTAATACAAAACAAAATGAGCAAATATACAGATTTTAATTTAAGAAGTTTTATCACAGAAGGTAAAAAATCGAAAGAAGATAACATGGACGAAGCAGGACCTGGATTCGATCACGACTGCGCAGCACATGTAGTACATGAAACATATGGATACGGTATCTGTTTAGACGGACAACACACTTTAGTAGAGACTGTAGAAGGAAAGCATGTAGTAACTCATTATGATATCTTCTTTAAAGAAGGTAACAAAACAGTGAAAAATGTTCCTGTAGAAGATTTAGACGTACTTAACGAAAGTAGTCACAAGCATTCTAAAAAGAAAAACGAATCAGACTTAGCAACAGAAGGTGAAACATTTGAAGTTTCTGAAGAAGATATCAATGAAGCTCCAGCAACCGATCTTTTAGACCTTATTGCTAATCTACAAGCACTTGCAATTGCAGCTACTTATGGAGCTGGTTTATTTGCAGCAGTAAAAGGAGGAATGTCAGCAATGGATTATTGTGAACGTAATGCGGATAACAAAATATGCAAACTGTGGAAAAGCTTTGGACAAGATTTTTCTGCTGCTAAAGATTCTGCTAGAAAAGGCAGAGGATACGAAGAAGGTGTAGCTGAAACAAAGCTTACAAAAGAAGAGACCTTTAAAAAGAAAATAAAAGGTATACTAGACTCCTAAAAATTTATGTATTATTTATAAAGACCCGACTTTTTGTCGGGTTTTTTGTTTTTATATATATTTATATAGGAATATACAAGCGAGTCTTGTATTAAAAATATATTAACACCCTATTACGATTCTCAATAATCGTACAATCACAAATTTTTTTAAAATGGCAAACAAAGATTTATTCAAGCAAGCTATTGCTGAAGCTAAATCTGTAAGAGAAGCCGCAATTGCAAACGCTAAAGATGCTTTAGAAGAGACTTTAACTCCTCACTTAAAAGATATGTTAGCTGCTAAACTTCAAGAGATGGAAGACAAAGACGTCGATGAAGAAGTAGTAAACGAAATCGAAGATGAAGTAGAAGAAGGATCTAAAGACGACAAAGACGAAGCAATTGATGAAAACCTTACAGAAGTAGAACCAGTTGGTGATGCTGACGAAGACGAGGCCGAGGATGATTCAGAAGAATCTGAAGACGAAGCTGAGGAAATCGAAGACGCTGGCGAAGAAGCCGGTGAAGAAGCCGTAAACGGTGACGAAGATCTAGGAGACCTAACTGTGGATCAGTTTAAAGGTATGATCAGAGACATTATAGCTCAGGAAATGGGCGGCGGCGAAGAAGAGATGGGTATGGATATGGATGGTGGTGACATCGAAGGTTTAGGTGACGAGCCTGAACTAGAGGAACCAGCAGACGATATGGAAGTACCAGGAGAAGACGAAGAGGAAATTGATCTCGACGAACTTCTTGCTGAACTAGAGGCTCATGTAGCTGAAGATAAAGATTTAGAAGAAGATGCTACTGCAAATTCTACTACTAATCAAGAATCTGCTAATCACTCAGCTGAAGGTACTCATATCAATAGAGTAGTCAACGAAGACGAATTGAAAGAAGCTTTAGATACTATCGAGCAACTTAAAAAAGATCTTCATGAAACTAACCTTCTTAACTCTAAACTTCTTTATGTTAACAAAATTTTTAAAGCTAATAATTTAAATGAAGCTCAAAAAGTTAACGTAATTGCTGCTTTCGACAAAGCCGAAACAGTAAAAGAAGTAAAATTAGTATTCGAAACTGTTTCTGAAAATGTTTTAGTAAACAATAAAGAACAGGTTTCGGAATCCAAAGTTAAAGGTATGGCTTCTAAAGCAACAGGAACAACAGCTTCTAAACCAGGAGTAATTAATGAAGTTTCTGATACAGTTAGAAGAATGCAAAAATTAGCTGGGATAATCAAATAATTTAAACAATAATTAAATTTCAAACATGGAAATTAACACACTATTAGAAAGTTCAAACAACTGGAAAAGCATGCAACATGATGCTAGTCGTTTGGCTGAAAAGTGGCAAGCTTCTGGTTTGTTAGAAGGTATTAAAGATGAAAAGTACGCCAACAACATGGCAATGATTCTTGAAAACCAAGCTAAACAAATCGTATCTGAGGCTAACAACACAAATACAGGAGGAGGTTCTTTCTCTGCAGGCGCTGGAGAGCAGTGGGCTGGAGTAGCTTTACCATTAGTACGTAAAGTATTCGCTCAAATCGTTGCTCAAGATTTCGTATCTGTACAACCAATGAACTTACCATCTGGACTAGTATTCTATCTAGACTTCAAATATGGAGACACTAGAAACGGAAGAACTGACCAAGACAACATGTACGGTAACGTATCAACTGCAAATTCAAAAATCGCTGTTGACACTGACGTAGCAGGAGGTCTTTATGGAGCAGGTAACTTTGGTTACTCAATCAACTCTGCATCTGCAGCTGTTGAAGAAGCGGCTGGAGCAGCAACATCTGCATCTATCCAATTTCAGAATGGAATTAATCCATCTGATTACTATTCTATTACAAAAACTTTATCCGGAGCTGATATGCTAGGTGCTCGTGCATTTAGAATTTTATCTGCTTCTGCTGACGTTACTTTACCTCAATATACTACTGTAAGTGGTAACGATGTAACTTTTGTAATTGCTAAAACTGCAACTACTGTAGATAGTTCATTAACTGGATCTGTTGTATACCACAAACAACCAGTAGACAATGATAGAGGAGACTACGAAGCTGATTCAGCTAGAGCAGTCGATACTTCTATTTCTATTCCAGAAATTGATGTAAAACTAGCTAGTGAGGCAATTGTTGCTAAGACTAGAAAGTTAAAGGCTCAATGGACTCCAGAATTTGCACAAGATCTTAACGCATATCACTCAATCGATGCTGAAGCTGAATTGACTTCACTA